CCGAGAACATCAAGCAGTATGTGCGCAAAGGCAAACAGCTTGCAATCGACGGCTACTTGGATCAGCAGCGCTGGGAAAAGGGCGGGCAGAAATACAGCAAGGTTGTAATTATCGCTAACAGCGTTCAGCTTTTGGGCGGAAATGACAACGCGCAGAGCGCGCCGCAGCAGCCAGCGGGCGAGTATCAGAGCGCGGGAAGTGGCGACGACTTCCCCGAGGATATACCGTTTTAATTTTGGGGGCACGGAATGAAAACAGAAGAAGCAATCAAAACTTATGAATCACTCGCCCGCCCGCCTAAAAACGCGCTGCGCGAGATACAGGCGGGAAAGCTCAAGGGCAAGACCGACATAAACCCGCAATGGCGCTATAAGGCCATGACTGAAAAGTTTGGGCTTGTGGGGTTTGGCTGGAAGTATGAAGTGCAAAAATTGTGGATTGAGCAGGGCGCGGGAAATGAGAAGTTGGCGTTCGCGCAGGTTGCTGTTTTCGTAAAGGACGGCGACGCATGGAGCGAGCCTATTATCGGAATTGGCGGCTCAAAGCTCGTACAGCTTGAAAAGGGTGCGGCCGTAAGCAATGACGAGGGCTACAAAATGGCGGTTACTGACGCGTTCAGCACGGCGTTAAAAATGCTTGGCGTTGCGGCTGACATTTACGCGGGACTCTGGGACGGCAGCAAATACAAAGACCCGCTGCCCGCGCAGGTTGAAGCGGTAAAAACAGCGTTCAAGGGCGAAGTTGTGAAACAGCCTGCGAACTTTGCTTTTACGCCAAAAGGCGGAGAAACAACGCCCGAAGAAAAAAAGGAACTGGCGGCGCTTTTAAGCAGCAAGGGCGCGGACGGCAAGGCGATTTTTTCCAGAGAGGAAATGAAATGCTACAGCGATATGCGCAAAGATTATACAGCCCGCGAAGTTATCGACGCGATAAAAGCGGATCTGCAAAAGCGAGTGTCACCGCAGGAAGCGCCGGCGGAAGAAAGCCAGCAGGAAATATTCTAAGGAGGCGGTATGGTTCAGTATGTTTTACAGCTTGCGAGCGTTGAGGGGCGTATTATGTTCATACCGCCAGCAGACAGCAGAGCGCGGACGAACATAAAACACGAATTGCATAAATGCAGGGATAAGCACAACGGCTTTGTTTTGCTTACCCTGCAACCGCCGAAAAAGCCCCGCACCACTGGCGAGGGTTCGCAAAACCACCACTTGAACGGGCATATAATGCAGATCTGCAACGAAACTTGCAACAGCTACAACGCCGTGAAAAACGAAATAAAGCGGATTGCGGTTGAAAAAATGGGCTACCCTTACGAGGAAATCAACGGCCATATATACCCGAAAGGCGAAAGCGAAAGCAGTACGGATGAGTGCGCAAAGCTCATAGAAGCGTCGCACCTGCTGGCGGCTGACTTGGGAATAGTATTGCAGGAGTAGCGGCAATGAACGAAGCGGAAAAGGAGCAACGCCGCTACGCGCTTGCAGTATCGGGCGGATTGTGCGAAGTGTGCGGGCGGCCATTGAGCGACGGACAGCCGCAGGGGGCGCACCGCATAGGAAACACAAAAGCGAACCGCGCCAAATACGGCGATTTTGTGATAGACCACCGTTTTAATATCGGCATGACGTGCAGCTTAAAATGTAACGCTGAGCTTGATATAAGCGGGGACACGGGCGAAGTAATAAAGTTGTGCTGCAAGATATATGCGGCTGAATCTAAAAAATACGGGGTGAAAAAGTGAGGGAAAGTTTTGTATTTCACGCGGAATATATCTGCGACTTGCCCGACGACTATAAAGTCGTTTTCGCAATGTACGCTATAAATTACGCACTGAATGACGTAAAGCCGCCGCTTGAGGAAAACACGCTTGAACATAGTTTATGGACGATTATCGAGCGGCGAATAAACCAAGAGCTGGAAAAATACGAGCGCATCAAGGAAAAGCGCGCGGCGGCTGGAAGAAACCACAAGGGGAACCAGTACAACGCCCCGAAAGAAGAAGCGGCGAAAGTTCCCGAAAAGGGAACCGTGGAAGAAAAGAAGCCAAAAGCAGCCGCGCAGTTTGAAAAGCCGACAGTTGCGGATATTGACGCGTATTGCAAGAAACGGCGGAACGGCTTAGATGCGCAGCAATTTTTTGACTTTTACGAATCCAAAGGCTGGAAAGTGGGCGTGGTGAAAATGAAAGACTGGCGGGCATGCGTTAGGACGTGGGAAAAACGGCACGAAAACGAGCGCCACAAAGCGGGCGGAATGTGGGGAAACGAACACGAAATCCCCGACAATATTATGAAGAACTTATAAACAAAAAAAAATAAATGGGCTGCGGAGATATGGACGAGATTAAAACATTAACAGACATTTTCGACATGGACTTGTCAAAATACGGCTTGCGTGACGAAGAAGTGGCGGAAATGGAGCGAAAGCAGGCTGAACAGGCGAAGAACGAACGCTATAGAAAAGCGGTTCCCGAGAGATACTGGGCTGAATCGCTGGAAACGTTCAAGGCTGAATCAGACGAACAGCGAAACGCGCTTGAACAGTCAAAGCGTTATCTTGAAGCGGTAAAGTGCGGGAAGTTTTGCACGCTTATTCTTTTAGGGAGCGTCGGAACGGGAAAAACGCACCTTGCCTGCGGAATCGTTCGCGAGTTCGGCGGGCTTTATCGCCTTGCCCCGAATATTGTTGAGAAAATAAGGCGGGCAAAGAGCTTTACGGCAAAAGACACCGAAGCGGACATATTGGACGGCTACGGACGCGCAAAGCTGCTTGTTATTGACGAAATCGGGCGCGGGGTTGCTGGAATCGACGAACAATATATGCTTTATCAGATCATAAACGAGCGTTACAACCGCCGAAAGCCTACTGTTTTGATAAGCAACCAGTCAAAACGCGACTTCTTAAACTATATCGGAATCGCTGCCGCTGATCGCTTAACCGAGAGCTCGAAAACGGTAGAGTTACAGGGCACAAGTTACCGCGCCACGCTGCGCAAAAAGCCGCTCAGTGATGGAGCCAATACAGCAGGAGTTTAATTTTGACGAGTTGCCGACAAAGCCGCTGCCCTACTACCCCGAGCCAAAAAACGACAATCAACGGCTTTTGAATTACCAGTATGACTACAAAATTAAAGGCGACGAAAGCGCCTTAGTCAAAATGTATCAGCTAGGCTATAAGGTTGCGGCGCGGTTCATAGTGAATATCGCGGAATCGCAAAAAAAAATAGCGAAGCTTAGGCGGAGCGAGCGCGAAGAAAAGGCGCACAACGCCATTGTATACATGATAGCCCGTTATTTACGGGTAAAGGATTTTGCAATAACAAAGAGCTTTACGGCGTATTTGTATTTGCGAATAAAACACGAATTATTTTACCAGCGCAAAGTGGACACGATTGTGGACTTTGTGGACTGGGAGAATTACCGAGGGGCGAACATAGAAAACACGCTGCTAGACCAAATCGAAAAGCTGAACGACGACAGCCTAGCGGACGACTTAGACATGGCGCGAATGGGAACAACCGAAAGCGCACGGCTGCTGCATATTACCGCTGGAAAAGTTTGAAAATTAAAAACAACGCAAAAATGACTATATTTGTGTAGAAATTGTATTATCTTCTACATATTTTCTACATGGAAACGCAATGGCAGGACGACCACGAAAAGACGACATAAACACACAGCAGCTCATTATAAACCTTGTTAAAACTGGCATGACAAACACGGCTATTGCAGAAATTACAGGGCTGCACCGCGACACGATACAGAAATGGCTTGCTAGAACAGAGCTGGGCGAAACAGTAAAGGCAACCCGCCAAGCGTCGGTAATGCTGGAAGCGTCGCAAAAGCACGCGCTTAACAAATCGGCGCTTATGGCTGCAAAGAAGCTGCTTAAAAAACGCAAGGTTGAGGAATACGAAGAACGGCGCGACACTGAGGGAAAACTGCTTTACACGCAGAAACGCATAAAGGAAACCGAGCCGAACGCGGGAATAGTTCAATTTATCTTGAAATGCACAGACCCGCAGAACTGGAACGAACAGCAGGTAATCGAGCAGGCAACCGCGGAAACAGCAGAAAAGGCAGACAACGAAATAAGGATTGTTATTGATGACGATACACAGCAGTAACATATTTGCGAAAGTTTATAACAAGTATTTCCGCATGATAATGAACCACGAAAAAGAGCGCTACACGTTCACTGGCGGCCGCGCGTCTACAAAATCGTCGTTTATCAGCCTTGTTATTGTCATACTTATACCGATATTTCCGAAGCTCAACGCGCTTGTAGTGCGCAAGACGGCAAAAAGCCTGCGCCGCAGCGTGTTTGAACAAATCGTATGGGCGATTGATATTTTACACCTGCGCTACACCAAAGAGCGCGGAACGGGCTTTAAAATCCCGAAAAGCGAATTAACGGCGCTACCTATTACTTACATACGCAAAAACGGAACACGCCAGCAGATTATATTTGCTGGGTGCGACGACCCCGAAAAGATAAAGTCTATTAAAGTGTCGCAGGGTTATTTTGGCATTTTGTGGATTGAGGAAAAGACAGAGTTTACACCCGCCGACCTGCAAAACGTGCGTATATCAGCGTTACGCGGCGGCGATACGTTCTACATCTTTGAAAGCTACAACCCGCCAAGCGCGGCGCGTCACTGGTGCAACCGCGAAGCTGCAACCTACGACCCGAACCGCGTAATAATTCACACGACATATTTAGACATACCGCCCGAATGGTTAGGCGCGGCAATTCTGCACGACATAGAGCAGACAAAGGCCACAAACAAAAGAGCGTATGAAAACATTTATCTAGGACTTGTCACGGGTTCGGGGCAAAACATATTTGAAAACGTGGAATTGCGGGAAATTACCGACGAAGAAATAGCGGCGTTTGATTTTCTTTACCGCGGCATAGACTGGGGATATTATCCCGACCCGTTCGCCTTTTCCACATCGTCGTACAACGCGGCAAAGCAAGAGCTTTATATTTTTGACGAAATGTATTTGAACAAGCGCGCCAATTATGAAGCGTTCCAAGATTTAAGCGAGCACATGGAAGCAATGCACATGAACATAGCGACAGACCGCATAACGGCGGACAGCGCGGAGCCTAAAAGCGTGGCGGACTTTAGAAGCTGGGGCGGCGACGTGCGGGGCGCTATTAAGGGAATCGGCAGCCGCGACACTTCCTTTAAGTGGCTGCAAGGCTTGAAAAAGATTGTAATAGATCCGCGCCGCTGCCCGAGAATTGCGGACGAGTTCACGCTATACGAGCACGAAATAGACAAGCGAACAGGCGAAATAATGGCAGGCTACCCCGACGGACAGCCCGACCACGGAATAGACACAGTGCGCTACGCCTTAGAGTGTGTATGGCGGCATGCTGGCGAGTAAATGACTATATAGGCAGAGGAAATATAATGTTTGAACGAATAAGGGGCTTTTTTATGAATATCTTTGGATTGTTTCACAACTTTTCACTAAAGGAAATTACATGCATTGACACAAACCTATCAAGCGAAATGTACAACGCTATTGAGTTGTGGGGGCAAATGCTCAGCGGGTGCGCGCCGTGGAACGATAAAGCGCCAGCCTGCGGGGTTTTGGAACAGATAGCGGGCGAACTTAACGTAATGGTTGCGCGTGAAATCGGGCTGGACGTGGAAAACGACGCGATACGCCCCGCAATGGAACATATAAATCATGACGTTGACAAGATTGTGGAATACATCGCCCTTGTAGGCGCTTGCGTCGTAAGACCGATTTATAGCAATTCAAAATTGCAGTATGAAACTATACCGCTGGGCAACTACTTGCCGACACATTACGACTTTGACGGAACGCTGACGGGTGCCATTATCTTAAAGCAGATACAGAACGGCGCTAAAAAGTGGCTGCTTGTGGAAGAACACATATACGAGAATAACAGCCATACAGTAAAGTGTACGCTTTACAAGAACGAAGCCGCAGCGCTTAAAAAAGTGTCGCTCACAGACTGCCCGCAAACGGCCGACATTACGCCCTTTTACATGTGGGAAAAAGTAAAGCAACCAATGATTATTGAGTTTAGAAACCACGCTGTAAATAAAATCGACGGTTCAAACGTTCCAGTAGCGATTATTGCGGGCGCTGAGGATTTAATCAAAGACGCTGACGAGCAATACGCGCGCATGAACTGGGAGCAAGAGGGCGGAAAAATGCGCATATTTGCCGACCGCGATATGTTCGCAAAAAGGCAGAAACGCAACGGAGCGGAAACAGGAACAAAGCTAACGCCCGAATTAAACAAGCTGCTTGTGCAGGTTGACGGCGACGGCAGCGCAGAGGGTAAGAAAATAACAGAGCACGCCCCTACT